CCACTACCCCACCCCAACACTTAGAGTCTGACTCAGTGCGTGAAGAAATCGCTACTGCTCGGCATGAGGTGAAGAATGGTTAACCCATACCTAATCATTGGGGCGATGATTGCTGTGGGCGGTGCTTACGGGTACGGGCATCATGTTGGATGGGGCGACCGTGACGCTGAAATGCAAGTCGAGATTGCCAAAAAGAACGATGAAGCAAGAGAAAAAGAAACCCAACTTGCCCAACAATTGAACGACCAATCCAATAAACTTTCGGAGGCCAATAATGTCATTAACCAAAAGCAGTCTAGTCTTGATCGCGCTATTCGTGATGGTCGGTTGCGGCTCCCGTCCACAAGTTGTGTACAAGCCCCCGCAAATGCCCCCACTCCCACCGGAGATAGCCCAAAAGAGAGAAGTGAACCTAACCGACCGGTTTATGAAACTTCTGAGTCCGACAGAGCAACACTCGCAGCAATCGCCGAAATCATCGCCCAAGGCGACAGAAACACGGCCCAACTAAATTCGTGCATTTCTGCTTACGAGAAAGCAATGGAGATCATCAATGGTAAACGCTGACCAACTAAAGAAACTCCACATTGGTTCTGAGTGGGTTGATGCACTCAATGAGACCTTTGGCAGATTCAATATCTCCACCAAACGCCAACAAGCTGCCTTTATCGGTCAGTGCGGACACGAATGCGGACACTTCAAGACATTGGAAGAAAACCTCAACTATCGTGCCGAAACTCTGATGAAGCTGTGGGCCAAACGATTTCCTACTATGGACATTGCCAACCAATATGCAAGAAACCCCAAAAAAATCGCCAATATGGTTTACGCTAGTCGCATGGGCAATCGTGATGAAACTAGTGGTGACGGGTATCGGTTTCGCGGTAGGGGTTGCATACAGTTGACTGGACACGCTAACTACTTCCATGCCGGACAAGCGTTAGGGGTAGATTTTGTGATGGAACCCGATCTAGTCGCCACACCTAAATACGCTGCACTCACTGCCGGATGGTTTTGGTCTACGCATGATTGCAACCGTCTCGCGGAGGAAGCGAATTGGACGGGCCTCACAAAGAAGATCAACGGCGGCACTATCGGCCTTGAGGACAGAATAAATCACACCAATCAAGCCTTATCGGTCTTGTGACGCTTGACCATTCTGAGGACATTCTCATGTGAGATGAAGCGATGCCCATTGAAGCATTCCCTTCGTCTGACAAGCATATTTTCCTCAGTTTTGGTGTGTTGAACAAACGAGATTGCTTTGCACTCGGGACACTTCATTCCGGAGTTATTCGTACTCTTAGGATTCATTGAGGGCAAGCCAAACCATAAAACAGATGATAGAAATGGCTATTGCGATTCCTAAGAACCCCAAAGCAAAGATAGTGAAGATCGTCTCGATCACATGACCCCCCTCATTTCCCAACCCGCTAGAAAGTAATTCCATCTGCCTTGCATAGCAGGGTTGGTGTACTTGTCTCCATCCATTGCTAGATCGGATTCTGTGTAGCCTTTAGAGGCCATCAGTGCGTGGAATACTTTTCGTGCTTTCATGTGTTCTTCTCCTTGAGTTTGGCTTCGGTTAAATCAAAAATACTGCCCTCTGATCTCAAAATCGTATCTCGCTCATCTTCCGTTAGCCCTACCCACTCACGTTTTGGTTTAATAAGTTCTTCCTTTGCAAAAGTCATGGCTTGCCCCAGCTTCTTGACAAGTACATCTTCGATCAATGGCACTATGATCTCTTGCAGATATTCACGCAACGCATCTTCTTGTTTTGGTGTCATGTGTTGCGCTCCTTGAGTTTGCGCTCGACTGCCGCACCGTAAAACACCCAATCAGCACTCATACAACCGCACTCAACAGCAATGTTGATATGTTCTTTTTCTGTTAACCCAATCCATTTTGGCTTAATACAAGTCAAATTCTTTTCCTTTAATTTAGCCTCAATGGTTTGCACAAACTCCTCATCACCTGTATATGCTAAATGGATTAAGTAATCAATCTCATCGTCATTTAACCCTACCCATGTGCGCTGTGGTGGGGTGGTTCCAATAGGCCACAGGCCGTACTGCCCATCAGGAAAAGGTTTGCTGTTATCTCGATGACTACCAACTAAGCAATCATCTTTAATGTGAACAATCGCCACAGGCTCTTGCTCAATCTCTTGACCAAGCCTTTGCACCTCTTGCATGGCGTGTTCTGCCAATGCTTTCTCTGCCACCAATTTGGCAAAGGCTTCAAGGTGATGCACAAACCGCGCTCTGTTTTTGCCCAGTCCATACAACTCCATGCCGGAATCTCTAGCCATTTGGATGATTTCTTGTGTCATTTTTTCATTCCTCTAACATAAGCAGTAAACGACTGAATAGTGTCTTTGCCAAACGCTAAAGTGCATTTCTCAATGTGTTGGGCGACTTCTTCAATCACTTCGTTTCGCGCATTGTTTTCAGCGTATCGGATTATTTGGTGTTTGCGCGACCCTTGAAGTCCCCAATCGCCTTGTCTGCGACTGAGTTCTTCAAACGCTTCATCTTCCGGACTCATCAGAATCCAATGTCATCTTCGTTATCGGCGGGTAAGCCTTTATGCTCTTTGGGCTTTGGGTCGTTCATGTATGCCCAACCGTCCCACCCCGCATAAATTGGCATTACATCGAGTTTCAACATAGGGCCGTTCTTTGTGTCAATGACTGACCCAATGCGGATGTATCGTTTCTTTTCTTCGCCTTTTGCGTTGGTGTAAGTACCCGCAACGACTGTGATTTCTTTAAGCAGTGCCATTTTTTTCTTTCATTAAAAGTTCAAGTTTTTTGTCAAGATCAGCGAGAAACTTCACCACTTCGGCATCCATTTCACTGATTAACTTCTCGTCTCTCTCAACTCGTTTGGTGAACATTTCCAATCCCTTTAGTCGCGGGTCAAAGGAAACGAAATCACACCATTCTTTGCCCGTACATCTAAGCTGAAACTGAATCTGCTTGATGTACTTTGAGGGCACTGTTTTGGATAGCAGAGTGTCGATGTGGGTGGAAGTGTTGGGACACTTGATCTCGATGATTCCATCGCCAACAATCCCATCCGGTGAGGCTCCTGCCATTTCAATGTCCGAATGAGGAATAAACCCCACTTGCTCAACAAGCACCGAGTTCACCATTTCGTAGTGAGCGCGAGCAAGCGGCTCGGTCTCTGTGCCCCACTGCATAGCTGAGTTAGTGAAGGAATCAGCCTTTTCACCCGTCAACCGTTCACAAATGAGTTGGGCCATGTAATCGTCCCGTGACGCACCATAACCACCCGTCTTTAGCTTTGCCATCACATCTGAGACGCGAGAGGCCGTCACTTTGCCCAAACGGGCGGCAAACCATTCCGGTGAACCTTGTTCCATTACAGACTCGCTTTCTTCAAGTCTTTGGCAACAATGATTGCATTCTTAGCTGCGGCATCATGTCCGACAATCTTGATGGCCTCAAAGTAAGTAGACTTCAGTTCTTCCTCTGTGGTGGCTGCATCTATGGAAGCGATCAGCGGAGCAATCAGAACGGTAGGTTTCTCGGGCTTGCGGCTTGCCATCACACCATCATCATCAATCGCTTTTTCGGGAGCAAGACCCGTAGCGGCAAGTAACGAATACCTCCGCGCATAAGTCAAAGCCGAACCGTATCCCATTGCATCTTGCTTGCTTGCGGGAAGGCTGAACAATCCACCTTCAATCACTTCGCCGGACTCATGGATAAACACGGTTTCAACAGTCACCCCATTGGGGCTTTCATAGGTGCGCTGGAGAAGGGCTATCCCGTTGTCGTTTAATGCGTCTATGACGGCCTCAACGCAATTACTGAGGTCAGCATACTGCGAACGAAAATGAGGGTTCGTAGAGGTCTTTAAAGCGGGGCCAAATGCCTTTTGTGCTTTGACAAAGGCAGATGCGATTTGTTTTCCGATTGGCGTATCCATTATGTTGATTCCTTTGCAATGAGTTCAGTTTGTAGGGTTTTGATTTCGTCTCGTGCGTTATCAATGTGGCTAGACAACAAGCGGATGTGGCTTTCCAACATTTGGATGCGGTAAGACAGTCGTTCGACTAGATCGATTTCGCCTTCGCGGAAAAGTGTCTCTGAGGTTTGTTTGGCAGAGTTGATGATGTACTCGGCATTCATGCTGTGATTGCTTTCAAGTTGTTGATGCGGTGGTTGATCTTTGTCACGGCTTGCTGAGAATCAGCCATGACCTTTTGCTTTTCTTTTTCCAAAGCGGCGATTTGCTGTGCGCGGGGGTCAAAGTATTCGGGCACATCAATCTCAATCTCTTGACTACCAACATATGACCGATGTTCGCTATCGTCCAATTGGACTGAAAAAATATCGTATTTTTCAGCATCATCCCAAGGGTACTTAGATTGAAAAATGTGAATTGTGGTTTTGATCTTCATTTACGGCCTCCAAACTAAAATATCTAGCAAAACGACAATCAATCCAATCAAGGCGATGGCCCTAATCCATCGTTCCCCAATGCTTGTTTGCGCTACATGAATCTCAATGCAAGCACCGTTCTCCATACTGTTGGGGAATGCTTCGTTGAATGTGCGGGGGAATTTGTCGTGATTACGCATGGAAGTCCTCCAACATGGCGACATGGTGTTTCTTGATCTGTGCGTAGATTGATGCTTGATCGGCTGCTGTCAACTCGTAAGTGACCTCAGTTCCGGCGGGTTCATCTTCAAACGCTTCGACCGTATATGCAAACCAATCGTAGGTTTCGGAGAGACCAACAGACTGATCTTCTTCAAAGTAGTCAAACTCGACCGTGAGATAACCATAGTCGATGCTGTGGACTTCGGTGGTGTAGGTTAGGTTTCTCATGTGTTTCCTCTAAAAGACCCTATGCGTTGTGCTGGGGAATGACTGCATCTTAAACCTACATCTAGCAATTATCATTAGGACTTTCCCTAATGTGCAAAAATACAACATCTAGCACAATAAATTATGTTTCCGCACTGCTTCCCCTCTGAGACGCACTACCGTGAGTGGGTTGGCTACGCCAAAATCGTAGCTGAACCCGTCCATATCTGTGATGACTGTACTAAGGATTTTCAGAGGGAAATGCTCTTAGAAGAACGGTGCAAACCCTCACCAAAGTGGTGGATTGGAAAAAAACTAATTGACACGCCATAAAAGATTGTGTTTATAATACTCACATCAACGGCTTGGTAACCCGTTGCAGTTCTACACGGCGAAAACCGCAGAACCCATTGGTGAGCGGGCTTTGTCAAAGCTAAAGGTGCGTGGTGTAGCACCCCTTTATGCGGCAACCAAGCCTAAAGCTCGTTCAACCAATGGGTTTTTTGCTTTTTTGCCCCTACTCGTCAGGGCGCGTCAGCTAATGGTCTGCATGGACTGAACCCAAAAAACACCGCACCCATCTCACCCGTGGGCAAAAGGCGAACAGCGTTAGTTGAGCGACTGTTAAAGCATTTGGTACACGGTGGAACAAGGCCAAATGTATAAGTGAATCAACTCGTCAAGCGCACTTG